CGGCTTCTAACTTCCGAAATTCTTCGGTACTCTCTTTGCCTGCGACTGCAAGGTCAACAAGCGCACGTTGCATCTCACGGAGCCGCTTCTTTGCGGATTCCGCACCTTGACCTGTTGAGTCTTTAAGCCCTACTTCGAGGACGATTTCTTTAGTTACTGCCATTATCCGGGGGTTGGTAATTCAGGGTTGATGGGTGGTTCGTAATCAGGATCCGCTGGGTCGGGGTCGATGGGTCCGTTGGGTAATCCCATAGGGTCGCTTGTTATCGGGACGCTTGTTACAGGCACAAACTCTGTGAGGTTTAGAATCCTTCGGAGCGTTACTCGACACGGCTTTGCTTCGCCCACGGTGTAGTCCCGAATCTCCAGCAAACGCCAGCGGATGCCGTTGTAATAAATCGGCTTGCGGAAGTCAAGTTGGTAGATGTCCACGCAGTTCAAGACCATGGTCAACTCCAACTGCAAGGCTTCCTTGGAGGTTGTTTCGGTGATGTAATTCAGCCAATACTTGTTGTAGAGGTTGTTGTTCGTGTAGGTGATTGGCGTACCGCTTGCGTTGACTGCGTTGTAGAAGACCTGCCTCGGAATACCAAAGGCAAGGTCCTCGGTGGGTGCATAGGGGTTGTCGATGTGGCTCACGAAGGGGACGTTGGCGACGTATTCGCCCGTAGCAAACGAACCGCTCACGCCTGTTTGATAGAACCAAGACGTTGTTCCTTGAGCAATGGAGTTGTACTGCGCTAATCGGTAGCCTGTGTTCAACTGCTTGACCGTACCGCTTGCCGTGCTGCCTTCCAAGTCCCAAGCCCTACCGATGACTTTATCGGTCGTGAACGAACCCGGTATCAGCGTCCCGGCCATGGTTTCGCAGACGAACTCGGACTTGCCGTAGAAGTTTTGCGTCAAGAACTGACGGCCTCCGTAGCCTTCCTTGGCAAGCGGATTGCTTGACTTGTAGGTCTTGGACAGGTAATCGCCCATGTCTTTGTATTTAAACACAAGCGACTTGTATTGGTTCGGGTCGCCATTGGTCAACAACTGCTCTTGGTTTTCGTCAACCTTCTGCGTCCAGTCAACCACACCGCTGGAGTAGAAGTCCTTGAACGGCTCAATGTATAGGAGTTTTGGGTCCTGTGCATCGGGCATGAAGTAAAGGTTGAACATCTTTTGCAGGTCAACGAGCAGGTCGCTTTGCTTCACGTCAGCAGGCAGGGCGGTCCGCATATCAACGACTCCGATGCTTGCTGGATTATCAATGCAAGTCCATAAGACTGTGGCTCCTGATAAGATTGTGCCAGCACCTCCAAGGGCAGGTGCAGTAAAGACAAAACCTATGTTTGAAGTCGTATTTGCAGGAATAGTGACATCCTCAAAGACCACTGTCATCTTTTGATTATTGCGAACCGTTATATTGGTAATGACCGCATTATCGGTTGAATCGGTCAGGTTCCTGACACTCATATTTGCTCGGACGCTTGGAACTGTTGGCGATACGGTTTGAACCGTAAACTCAACGCTTACATTCCAACGGGTCGGAACATTCGGAGCAACGAAAGTGCTGGACGATGCGACCCAGTATCCTGCATTGTCAAAGTAAGGAGCAGGAGTGTCTTTTGAAAATAATACGGTGAAATCCACGTTGTTCGCACCACTCACATTTCCAGTTGACTGCGCAAAGATGTTAGACCCCGAAAGGTTGACAGGAATCGTCCCGGCAGAGTAGGGGATGACCAGTTTCTTGAATAGGGTCGAGTTAAAGAAGTTGGATGAATACCGATAGCCTGCCTGTGCGAAAATCAAGTCCACCATCTTCTTGACGTAAATGGACGGCCCCATCTTCCAGTAAGGGATAGCAAACCACCCTTGTGTAATTACGTCCGTGGCTCCGTAGGAATCCACCAAGCCGTAAACGTAACCACTCGCACCTAATGCCGCCCAAGTGGCTGAAACATGGGCCGAGGTCAGCGTGTGATTCATCCCACTAACTCCTACCGTGTTCACAAGCAGGTTGTTTTGGATGTCTTGGAATAGGCTCACGTCCTCGCTGAACAAGCCGACCTCGTAGGTTACTTCGCCCTTGGTCTTGCTCATGGACAGCAACTGCATCGCACCGCTGAACACTTGGACCCCATCCTCCCACATCGCAGCACGAATCTTCTTGTTGGGTTGGAATCCACCCACGAAGGACTGCACGTTGTAGGCAAACTTGAACAGGCTTGCGTTGGTTGTCGTATTAGGCAACTCAATCGTTTTGGAGAACGACCCCCTTCGTTTGGTGATGTCGTTTATGTCGTCAATGCTGAACGTGATGGCTATGTCCGTGCCACCCATGGTGTCCAACACATAAGCCAGTTCGGGTTGGTCGTAAAGGGTCGCAAAGGTCGAGAACAGGCAGCCAAAGCAAGCGTCCTCCCGGCTCGTAGCACCATCGGCATCGGCTCGGTCGTTGAACGCATTCCAAGCCTGTAAGTCGGTGGTGTAGTCAGCGGTCGGGTAAGCGATGAGGGTTACGCTCATAGGATGTTGTTCTTGTAAGCAATTGCAACCTCGACCTGCAACTGAGTCAGGCGGTCGTTCCTGCGAGTCGTGAATTGGTAAGTGTTGGCGTTGACGATAGCCTCGACTAACTGCCCATCCAGTTCAAGCCATACCTGCCCGGACCTGACCATCTCGATAAGCCAAGCAGACTCGGCATCGGTCAGCCAGTCCGAGTTGAGTGCGTAAACGTAGTCGAACTCACCAGCCCAAACCTTGTCGTAAGTCGTGGTCGCATAAACGTCCGAGTTGTAGCCGAAGGTCTGCCGGGTAATGTTGGCCCGCTTGCGGTTCTTGAGCGTGAAGGTGTAGGAGTCAATGCCCCCGTACTTGTTTTGGAAGTGGACCGGGATGGAGTTGAATCGCTCGCAAGGTCCGAAGGTGAAGGTCGTGATGACCGACCCCAAGCCCTGATTAGCCAAGAACTGCACCGTATATGAATCCCCCTCAACCGCTCCGCTCAATGCTGCGATGGTTCCCGATAGTTGTGCAGGTCCGCATCCGAAGCGTTGGATATTGAAATCCGTTGTACCTGAAAGGCTTGGGCTGACCGCTATGTCGTAATTGACCCCCTTGTAAGCCACACGGCCCGAAACGAGGTAGGTGTCATTGGCGGACACGGCAGTAAACTTCGTGGCGTTGATAGCAAGCCAAGCCTTGCCTCCACGGTACACGGTGAAGGCCGATGGCGTTGTCAAGGGTTTCACGGAGTTGAACGAGGACCCGATTCGGAAGTAAGGGCTTAGGCTCCAGTCCTGAAACTCCAACTGCTCCAAGTTCCCTGCAAACCCCATGACCCCGCTGACGGTGGTAACGGTTCCCGTCTGCACGACTGGGGTGTTCCCGTATTCCTCCATGAAGTCGAGGCGATAACCCGAATAGTACCCGGCATGGTCCACGAAGCCTGTTTGGGTCAGCGATGGCTTAGTTGGTGCGATCAGCGTTTCAACGACCTTGGCAACGTCAAAGAACCCGAAGTTGGTCGAGGGCAGTTTGTCGCACTTTAGCCGGGCAAGGGTCGTCCCTGCTGGGTTCTTCACATCGCAGACGTAGCGGTAGTTCGGTTGAGCAATCAGCGAACCGCTGACCTTGAAGAGCATCTTGTTGTAAACTGGGGTTGCTACGAGAGGCGACCCTGATAGGACGGTTGTTGCCATTTTATAGTTTGGTTGCTACGCTTATGGATTTGCCAAGGGTTTCAGCGATGGTGTTCACCAAAACGTCTATCATTTCGGGGGATAGGGCGTTGCTCATGAAGTTCGTGGCCCTTGTGCCTCGCTCACGAATGCCAAAGGCAATAGACCTGCCATCGACCAATCCTTGCTCCTGCTTTGTCCGCATTCGCTTGAGTTTGCGTGAATAGGTCGGAACGACAGGAATGCCCTTATTTGCAATCCAGTCGGCAATGGCTTGGGGTGGTGGAATTTTGTCCTTGTATTGGAATGGCGACCTTGGAGCCTTTAGACTTGACGTTTTGCCTCTTACCCCTTGGTCCACATACTTCCAATAGGGGTTAGCCATGATAGCCACGACTATTTGCTTTGCGGATAGTTCGATGTCTTCGGGGGCAATGGATGCCGATAGCGTTCCCCCTGCGTTTGCGTTGGCTGCTTCGAGGTTTTTCTTCGCAAGTTCAATGACCCGTTCAATCCATTTGACCAGCACGTCGTGGGTTGGCGACTTGCCTCCACCTTTGGGGCCGACGACTGAACCAATCCCCTCCAAAGCGGTTTCGTCGATGCCCTTCATCGAACCGCTGCCGAACTTGCCTACGGGCTTGCCATTGGCGAGGATGGTTGTTTCCATGTGGGTAAATGTCCCCCGTGCTGGAATGTGTCTATCTGCGTCTTGCTCTTTCCGCCTCCATCCGTTCGGCTTCCAAGATGTCGTGAATCAGGAGCGCATAGTTCAAGAACTCCACCGCCTTCATCGCAAAGATGGCATCGAACTTGAGAACGTCCTTGTTGGCCATCCGCCACACCACCATGAGCCAACCGTACCCGGCAAGAGGGCTTACGTCAGCCCCTCGGCCGTCTTCATCAGGTGCTTGGAATAGTCGCTCAAAACTTTCAAGTAGGGTTCGGAACTTAGCAAAAAAAAACTGACAACCCCCCAAACGTCGCCCACCTTGGCGTGTTTCTTCATCAGTTCGGCTCGCTCCGCATGGGCAGCCCCGTCGTACTTTTTCGGAAAGAATCCGAATAGACCGCCCTCCCTGCACAAGGTTGCCATGATGCGATGAAGGTTCTGCAGGAGTTGTTTCTCGTCCGTCGTGTTTGCGTCCATTAACTCTATCAACTGCCCAGCGGTCAACTCATCCGTGAACACCGTTGGAATCCACCACTTGCCCCCGGCTTTGAACTTTCGCTTGTAACCCAAGGCAGGTAAGGCGTTCCACTCGCTGATAATAGCCTTGTAACGCTTTAGCACGCTCTTGGCGGGCATCTCTCGGACAAGTGATATGTCCACCCCCTCAACGATTGCGACGACACCTGCACGCTTGTCGTAGTCCCCAAGGACGCTGCTGAACTCAATGGCTCCGATGCGTTGGAACTGGTCGATGGTGAGGTTTTGGAGTTTCATAGCCATAACTTGGGTCTTGAGTTGCAACGGATTTCGGGGACAACGACCATAGGCAGGTCGTTAAGCAGGGCGAGGTTGGTCAGGATGCTTTGGTCGTGCCTGTGGTCAATAAACGATGGATGGTTCGGATACTCGCTGGGGTCGTCATTCACGGCCTTATCAACGTGCAGCCACTTGGACCATTCGTACATCAGGTCAATCGTGAAGTCGGTCTTGCGTAAGCCAAGGAACCCTGCCTCTATCTGCATCGGTTTCTCGTTGAAGAATTGAAGGCAGTCCATCAAGGCGTAGCAGTCGCCCTTGGTGTATGAGATATGGTTGTGAAAGTTCTGGTGCAGCAGGATGGGGTTGTCTTGCAAGTATTGCTTGGCAAACTCAAAGCAGCCGTCCCCGTGCAGGTCTTGAGCGTCAAGGTAAAGCAGGGCTTCGTCCTCCTGCAAATCAAAGAGAGCATCAAGGATGATTTGAGGCTTCCACCTCCACCAGTTGTTGCCCCTGCCCGGACGTTTCTCGTCCTCGGTTGTTGTAATCGGGAAAGGGTACTGATTAGCCTGCGCCCTCGCTGCTGGAAGGTACTCACTCGTTGCGTAGTTGACCCCGACTAAGTACATCTTAGAACCCGTGAGAGTTAGCGAAGGCGTGATTGAATGCAGCCACGTTGTAAGGGATGTCAGCGAATCGTTGCGAGTATGCTCGTTCTAAAATGTGGCCGACGTGGGGAATATCGACCAACTTTTGCTCAATGCAAGCGATGGTCAGGTCAAGGTAGGAATCGTCCCAAGTCAGCGTGTAGTTGGAAGTTACAGGCACGACGGGTTGATAGAATTCCTTTGCACCCCTTCCAGTCAGTTGCTTGATGTGTGGCTCGTAATTATCACCGCACGACCAGTAAGGCACAACGTCCACAGGGACTCGGAAATAGGCGCAATAGGCCCGTTGGTCAAAGTCGCCTGTCTTGGTGAGGTCGTACTCGAAGAGGTTCACGACATCGCCCGGCTTGATGTAGCCGTTCTTGGCTAAAGCGTACCATCCAGTCCAAGCGACGAGGTTTCGGTGGCTCTCAATGTTGTCGGGTTCGTCCCTTGCAACGATATGGTCAAACTCAGCCATTCCACTAAAGTCCTTGAACCCAAGCATGACCCAAGTGTAGGGAAAGAAGTCCCTGAACCTTCCCTCGGCTTCGCATTGCTTCACGATGTCGGTATCGTGGCAGAAGATGTAAGTTTTTGCCTTCATTTCTTGTAGAGGGTTAAAAGCATCCTGCCTCTTTGGTCCGTTGACCCCTTGGATTCGTGTGGTTGCAGTTGGCTCGTAAGGTTGACCATCGTCAGCAGTTCGGCATCGTGGATGACCATCGTCCCACCGGGGTTGAGGGCTTTGTTGAACAAGGCAACCATTTCGGGAATCATGCCGTCCCCGTGGTCCGAATCGTGAAAGATGAAGTCAAAAGTCCTGACCTCTTGCAGGGCCATGTGGCTCGGTTGGTTGTTCCATTCGACCTTGAACTTGGACAGGAGTGCTTTGCGTTTATCCTCAACCGTTGTATCGGTGTCGTAAACCACCACGTCAAGCCCGGCCAAGGCGATAGCGAGCGTCGAGTGTCCGAGGTAGGAACCCAGTTCTAAAGCGTGGCCTCCTTTGTGCTTCTTGGCTTCCTCGTAGATTTCAATGATGTGGTCCACGGCCGTCGTGTAGATGTGCAAGTAGTCCAAGGCTTTAAGTTGGTCAATGTGTTTTTTCATGTTAGAAGGTTATGACAAAGCGTTCAGGCGAAGGCCAGCCGGGGTTGGAATCAAAGACCTTGGTGTCGGGCTTCTTGCCAACCCAAGTTTCGGCTCGGAATCGGTGGTCCCTTGCGGGCTCACCGAGTTCCTTAATGTGGCTCGACTTGGCCCACCAAAAGTTGCCCCCAAAGTACGGATAGCCTTCGGGGTTGTTTTGGTCCGCCATGTGAGGGAACTGCTCTTTGGTTATCCAATGACATCCTACGGCATCGACCCCCTCCAGCATTTGCATGGACCGCTCCCATGCGACCACGTTGAAGAATAGCATGGACCTGCCCCATAGTTGGGTGGTCAAGGATGGATTCGCAGCCCCCTTCGTGTGGGCGTAGAGGTACACGGCTTCCTCTTCCTGCGAGGCCCGGTACATCTCGGTAAGCGTCGCCTGCTCCCAAGCGTTGGTTCGGGTAACCACGACCTTGACCTTATCGGCCACCATCGAGTTCTCCAGCACCTCCTTGACCGCCTTGCGTTGTTCGGGTGGACCGACAATGCCGACCCTTATCTCATCCAAGACATTGATGAGGCCGTAATTGCAGACCGCCATCATGTGCTGGTTGAGGATTAACTGCCAATTCCCTCCGCAGTAGATGTGGTAGTAGTGAACGACTTTCATAAGGTCCAAAGGAGGGTTAGAAGGGTGAGGATGAAGAAAACGGCTGCAAGCGTCTTCCCGATTTCGATTAGCAGGTCAAGGATGCGTTCGGTGTTCATGGGCTATTTGATGAAGTGATTTTTCATGTAATCATCAAACTTGTCGTCTATATCTTGATGCTCGTTCTTGTACTTCCAAGCATCCTTCAACTGCTCTATCTCTAATTTCTTAGCCTGTTCCACTATTTGGGCAACTCTTTCCTTATGGACAGGCAATTCGTCTGCCGTACAAAAAGTCCCGAAATAGTCCTCTTTGGTCATCATTTCAACAATCCACTCAACTGCTGTTTGCTTCATGCCTCAAAGTTACACCACAACATACTTACCCGAGTTGCTAACCCTCAATTTGTTAAGAGCCACATACCGCATCGCATCGCAGGCGTGGTTGAAGGAGTCAATCGGAACCCCCGTGTTCTTGCCTTCTTTGTCGGTGGCCCAAGTGTAGGACCGCAGTTCTTTGATGAGGTTGGTCGAGTCCTTGGTTACCTGCAATTTGAACCTTTTGAGAATGTCTATCCCGTTCCGAACCGAGTCCGGGCCTTTCTCCGCTGGCT